AGATTTTAACGGCATAGCTAACGCACTGTATTCTAATCAGCAAAACAAGTAAGGAGTTATTAAATGGCTACTCTCTCATCATCAAATTTAACCCTAGCGGATTGGGCAAAAAGATCTGACCCAGACGGTAGAGTTCCAATTGTTGCAGAACTACTTTCACAAAGCAACGAAATTCTAGAAGATTGCGTTTTTAAAGAAGGTAATTTACCTACTGGTGAACGTGTAGTTATCAGAACAGGTTTACCTTCAGTTTATTGGAGAGCATTAAACCAAGGTATTCCAAACAGTAAGTCAACAACAGCACAAGTTGATGAAGCTTGCGGAATTCTAGAAGCACGTTCTGAAGTAGACAAAGACTTAGCAATGTTAAATGGTAACACTGCACAGTTCCGTCTATCTGAAGATACTGCGTTCTTGGAAGCAATGAACCAGACACAAGCTGAGACAATGTTTTACGGTAACCCCGGAACAGATCCTAAGAAGTTTCTAGGTTTAGCACCAAGATACGGTGACCTTTCCGCAGATAATGCTGTAAACATTCTTGATGCAGGTGGATCAGGTTCTGATAACGCTTCTGTATATCTAGTTGTTTGGGGTGATCAAACAGTTTATTGTCCTTTCCCTAAAGGATCTAAAGCAGGTTTAATGCATGAAGATCTTGGTGAGCAAACTGTTTACAACAGCGATGGTACAAGGCTACAAGCTTTTGCTACTCGTTACCAATGGAAAAATGGTTTGGTTGTTAAAGATTGGAGATACGTTGTTCGTATTTGCAACATTGACATTTCTGATTTAGTTGGAGTTACTGGTACTCAAGCTACTACTGCTGCAACAGCACTTGTTAAGCAAATGGCAAGAGCAACTTACAGAATACCTAACATGGGTATGGGTAGAGCAGCATTCTATATGAACAGAACAGTTCATTCTGGTTTGTCAATTGCAGCAATGGATAAATCACAAAATGTTTTAGAAATTGAAAAAGGATTAACTCAGTTTGGACAAGCAAAAAGCTACTTATCATTCTTAGGTACTCCAATCAGACAGGTAGATACCTTGATCAATTCTGAAGCTCGTGTAACTTAATAGTTACTTAGATTATTCTTTTATTTTTTGGAGATTTTTACAAAATGATTACAGATTCATTGCTCAGAGTGAGCGAAGATCAAGCATTAACTACAACTGCTGTTTCTACAAACACTGTTGATTTAAGTGTTGCTAGAGACATAGGTGAAGGTACTGCTTTATACATGAACTTTGCCGTTACTACTGCATTAGCAAATGGTACAAGCGTAAAGTTTGAAGTTATTACTAGTGCAAGTGCAAACTTGGGAAGTCCTACTGTTATTGGCAGCAGCGATGCTGTTCTTACAGCAGCACTTACTCTTGGTAAGAACGTAGTAGTACGTTTAAACCCAGAGATTGCTGGCAAAGGTCAAAGATACCTTGGTGCTAGATACACAATTGCTGGTACTTTTAACGCTGGTAAAGTTACTGCTGATATAGTAGAAACAATCGGTGACGGTAGGAAGTTCTATGCTTCTGGCTTTACCGTAGCTTAAATTAAAGATGACTTATGCCTATTTACAAAGCTAAAATCAAGTGTTTCGTTGGTCAATCATTACGAGAAGCTAATGAAGAATTTGAGTATAACGGAGAATTTTGCAAACATTTAGAACTAGTTAGTGGGTCTGAACCTCAGATACCTGTAGCGTCTACTACACCTGTCAAGGCTGAAGTAAAGGCAACTAATTTAGAACTAATGACTAAAGCAGAACTTGAAGTTTATGGTCGCACTATCGGTGTTGAACTTGATAGAAGACAAACAAAAGATACTCTTATTAAACAACTTGAAGCAGCTAGTAAATAGGTTTAGTCTTCTTATTTGACATACAGGGGGCTAGTAGTATTACTGCTAACCTCCTCTTTTTATAGGAGATGTAATGGCAACTGAAGTAGATATTTGCAACCTTGCCCTAGCGCACTTGGGTGATGATGCAACAATAGCTACGCTATCCCCACCAGAAGGATCAGCGCAAGCAGAAAAAGCTGCACGTTTTTATCCGATAGCAAGAAACACTTTGCTACAAATGCATACATGGAATTTTGCAGCAAAACGTGGCAATTTAGCACTTACCGCTAATACTCTTGACCAATGGGATTATGCATATACAGCACCTGCTGACATGATGTCACCTGTTGCAATAATATCTCCAACAGCACAAAACGATTACGCTACAAGAATGTCTGCTGGTGATACCCCCGGAGGAATTACATCTAATTACGCACCAACAATTGTGGCAGGGCAATATACACCACAACAATTTGCAGTAGAAGGTACTTTTATTTATACAAACCAAGAAAATGCAATGTTGCGATATCAAGCATTTATAACTGACCCATCAACTTTTACTCCTTTATTCGTAATTACATTGTCATGGCATTTGGCATCAATGTTGGCAGGGCCTATTATTAAAGGAGATCAAGGAATAGCAGAAGCAAAACGTAGTACAGAAATGATGCAAGGTTATTTAGCAAGTGCAAAACAATCTGACAATTTACAAAGAGATATAACGATAGAACATATTGTACCTTGGACATCTGGGAGGTAATCAATGCCAACTACACGCACATTTGCAAAAGCATTTTCAGCAGGTGAGATATCACCTGAAATGTTTGGTCGTATTGATGACGCTAAATATCAGCAAGGTGCTGCAACAATGCGTAATTTTATTGCCAAACCGCAAGGGCCAGCGCAAAACAGACCGGGGTTTGCATTTGTAAAAGAAGTAAAAGACAGTACAAAAGCTACAAGATTATTATCTTTTACATTTAATACTGTCCAAACAATGGTTATTGAAATGGGTAATACCTATTTTAGATTTCATACCCAAGGACAAACATTACAATATACAGACGGTACAGCATGGAGTGGCAGTACTAATTATGTGGTTGGTGATATAGCAAAATATAGCGGTACAAATTATTATTCTAAAACTGTTCATTCTAATAGTCAGCCACCAAACTCTACAAATTGGTATGCTTTACCTGCCGATTTTACATACGAAATACCATCATCATATTTAGAAGCAGAATTATTTGATTTGCATTATGTGCAATCTGCTGATGTTATAACACTGGTACATCCAAATCACCCACCAAAAGAATTAAGAAGACTAGGCGCAACAAAATGGGAAGTAAAATTAATTGATTTTGGTAGTCCATTAGCATCACCTGCTGGAGTAAGTGTAGCTGCGTATATACCATCATCTACTAGTACTAATACCGATACTTTTTTAACACATAATTATGTTGTTACTGCAATTTCAGCAAATTTAGTAGACGAAAGCGCACAGTCAAGTGCTGCATCTGTAAACAATAATATTTTTGTAACTGGAGCAAAAAATACAATTACTTGGAACGCAGTTAGTGGAGCTACTAGATATAGAGTTTATAAAGATCAAGGTGGAATATTTGGTTTTATTGGTGAGACTACAACTACAACTATTATTGATAATAATATAGGCCCAGATTTTTCTGTAACTCCACCAATATATGAAAATGATTTTGTAGGTACTGGTAATTATCCCGGTGCTGTTTCTTATTTTGAACAACGTAGAGTGTTTGCAGGTACTAATAATGCACCACAAAATATATGGATGACTAAATCAGGTACTGAAAGTAATATGTCGTTTGGTTTACCTATAAGAGATGATGACCGTATTGAGTTTAGGGTTGCTGCTCGTGAAGCAAACACTATTCGACATATTGTTCCATTAACGCAATTGTTATTGCTTACAGGGTCAGCAGAATGGCGAGTTACTTCTGTAAACAGTGACGCTATAACACCTACATCTATATCAGTAAAACCACAATCTTATGTTGGATCTAATAATGCACAGCCAGTAATTGTTAATAACAGCATGGTTTATGGTGCATCTCGTGGCGGTCACGTTAGAGAGTTAGGTTATAACTGGCAAGCAAATGGATTTATTACAGGCGATTTGTCATTAAGAGCAGCACATTTATTTGATCATTTTGAAATTAAAGATATGGGAATGGCAAAAGCACCATTGCCTGTAGTTTGGTTTGTTAATGATCAAGGTAAATTATTAGGTCTTACATATGTACCAGAACAGGCGGTGGGTGCATGGCATCAACATGATACTGATGGTTTGTTTGAAAGCGTTGCAGTAGTAGCTGAAGGTGCTGATGATGTAGTTTATTGCGTTATAAAAAGAACAATAAATGGCGCATCAAAAAGATATATAGAACGTATGGGAACAAGAATTTTTGCTGCACAACGTGATAGTTTTTTTGTTGATTGCGGTGCAACATATAACGGTACAAATACAAACACAGGACAAAACGTTACTATATCTGGCGGTACAAATTATACAAGAGGAGAAAGCGTCACTATAACTGCCAATTATAATTTATTTAATGCACCTCCTAGTGTTGCTGATAAAGATGATGCAATAGTTTTAGTCGATGGTACAACAACATATAGATGTGTAATCTTATCTACATCAAGCCAGACTGTAGCAACTGTAAAATTAGATAAAGATTTACCAGCAAGTTTACGCAATACAGCAATTACAACTTACGAAGTGGCAAGAAATACAATATCAGGTTTGTCATTTATAGAAGGTAAAACAGTAAGCATCTTGGCAGATGGTGCAGTGCATCCACAAAGAGTTGTTAGTAGTGGCAGTGTTACTTTAGAACGTGCAGCTAGTGTTGTTCATGTAGGTTTGGAATACAACAGCGATCTGCAATCATTACCTTTGGCTTTACAAGTAGAAGCATTTGGTCAAGGCCGAGTAAAAAATCTTAATCATGTTTGGTTAAGAGTATTAGAATCATCTGGTATTTTTGCTGGGCCATCTTCCGATAAATTAATAGAAGCAAAACAACGTACGACAGAACCATATGGATCTCCACCTAATTTAAAAACAGAAGATATAAAAATTATGTTGACTCCTACTTGGCAAGATAATGGCCAATTATTTGTAAGACAAACTGACCCATTACCATTAACTGTTGTTGGTTTGACCTTAGAAGTTTCTATTGGTGGATAGTGTGACCGTAAACAGATATTATGTATATATACTAAAAAATAAGGCAGCGTTGAGGTTATCACAACAATGGCATTAAACTTTGGAGCTTTAGGAGTAGGAGATAAACTAGGTCTTGGATTAGGCATTTCAAGTATGCTTACTGGCATAATTGGAGCAGGTTCTCAGGCAAATACAGAAAGATATAAAGCAAGAAGTGCAGCGTTAAATTACGAACATCAGGAAGATATGATGGAGCTTAATAAACGTATGTTAGACAGCCAAGCGGAGCATATTGGAAGAGCATATAACAAACAAATCGCAATACGAACTATGAAGGCAGGTCAAAATATATCTAGTACTAAAGCATCGTTTGGTGCAAGGGGTATACAAATGGGTGTTGGTAGTACAGCAAATGTTCTTGCTAGTGCTGAAATATTAAAAGAAATAGACAGATTAACTATGAATACAAATAAAGTAAAAGCTATGAATAATAGACGAACACAAGCGGTTAATATGGGTATTAAAGCAGATATGTTAGGTATGTCTGCTGATAATTTATTTACTACTGCTTCTAGTATTAGCCCATTTTTAAACATGAGTAGTACTTTTTTAACTGGTGCTAGTTCTATTGTTTCTGGTTTACCTTCACAATTCTGGAAAAAATAATTATGGCAAGAGTACCTTTACAACAAACACCAGAAGTAGGATTAGAAATTGGATCAGCCCCACAGTTTACTGGTGGCAGCATCCAACCTGTACAAGATACTGTTACCGATGATATTCAAAGATTTAGTAAAGCACAACAAAATACTGCACTGATTGCTATAAAACAACAAGAAGAATATAACGATGCTGAATCAAAAAAATTACATAATGAATATTCAAATAAAATAAATCAAATAAAAAATGAATATTTAACTTTAGAAAGTGCAAATGCTGTTGGTGCAATAAAAACTGGTAATGGTGATGAAACAGAAACACCATATGATCAATATATAAAACAAATAAATATCGAAACAGAAAACCAAGCAAGCAAAGCAAGTAACGGTCAAAGTAAATATTTGTTTGAAAGTATGGCAGGGGTTACAGCAAGGTCTGCTCAAAATAGCATGACTACTCATTCTATAAAAGAACAACGTAAATTTTTAGAAACTGAGACAAATGATGGGATTGATAATTTTAAAAATTTTGCAGTCAATAACTCTGACAGTTGGGCAGACCCAAGCGGTAATTTCCAAAAATTTTATAAAGCAGGTATTGTAGAAATTATAAAAAAATACGAATTAAAAGGTTTAGAAACAGAAGGACCAACTGCAAGTAATCAATATATAAAAGAAGTTAACGAATATAACGATACCGTAGCAAAAGGTGTAATGGATAATCTTGATAATGCAAAACCACCGCAAAAAAAACAAATTGATAAATTTTTAAAAATGATAATACCATTTACAGATCCATTTACAGTAAGCAAATTAATATCTATACAAGAGGAAAGACACAAAAATTATACAAATAAATTAATAACTGATGCTGTTTTAAATAATAATTCTGATCAAAACAATGGTGATATTTTAAATCAAACAAATAAATTAAATACATTAGCAAGTAACAACACTATTGATAATGGAATTGGTGGATTTGTTGAAAATGGATTTAATAGTAACGATGAATTTTTAGATTTTACAGGTGTAGATGCATCGGAACAAACAAATGCATTTGAAAAATTACGCAATCTTTCTATATTTTATGACCCCGAAAAAAGTACAAGATTAATACGACAACATCAACCAACACATTTATATGCAATGCAAAGATTAGGCGTAGATAAAGCTGATTCTTTATATAACAAAGCAAAACGAGAATACGAATTACCTGAGTTTCAAAGTGGTCTTACAGGTAAAGCTCTTGCAGAAGCAAGAAAAAAATTTGAAAAAGAATTTAAAACAAACCCAGAAAATGAAAAAATAATAAATGCAGCAATTTTAAATAAATACAATGATTTAGTTAAAGACGCAGCCGAACAAAAATATTCAGCATTTTATGGAAAAACAAAAACTACAATTCCTAATCAACCTAAAAGAAGTGATTTTGATCCTACATCTTCTGGAAGTAAAAAATTTAGAGAAGCTAGAAAAGCCTTTAAAAATGATCCAGAAAATGAAGTAAAAGTAAATCCCGGAGTTGCCAACGAAGATTTAGAAACTATGACAGGCACTAAAAAATTTCAAGGAAGATATGGTCAGATAGTTTTTGCAAAAGAAAAAAAAGAAAAATCAGACATATATATAAATAAAATTGCTAATGACTTAGAAATTATTAAAAACGGAATAAATTATGATGATGAAACTACAGTAAAAACAAATTTTATTACAGGATTAACATCTTTAAATTTTAAAAAACAACAAATAAAAGAAACCATAACAGATAAAAAAGAACAACAAGCAGCTATAAAAGAATTAGAAGAAAAATATAATAAAATTAAAAATGAAAGAGAAGCAAATTATAATAATGTATTTAATACTGCTAAAGAAATTGCATTTGCTGAACCGGGGGGATATAAGAACTTATTAAACAATGGTATTGATATTAAAACTTTTACAAAAGAAGATCAAACAATTTTACAAGACGGACCGCCAGAACAATCAAATATAGAAACATTGGCAGAATTAGATAATAATCCAATAGAAGTAAGAGATAATTTAGATAAACACAGTCATAAATTATCTAAATCAGATTTTTTAGGATTAAAACGTTATGCAGCGGAATTACGAGATGACGACAAAATTATAGAAGCATCAGGCGATGCTAGTATGTTAAAAGATGTCATGTATAAAAACGGATATAACTGGGTTTATAAAGAAATAAAAGGTAATAATGCAGTTACATTTCATGGAATAAAAACTGAATGGATAAATAGAATAGATTATGTACAAAAGCAAACTAAAGAAAAATTAAATAGACTAGAAAAAGAAAAGATATTGCAAAACGTACTTTTAGATAAAATAAATTTAAATCGAATTATAGGATCAAAAAAAGATGTATTTTATAGTTCTGTTAAAGAAGATCAATTAGACAGAGTTTTTGTTCTTGTAAATGGAGAAAGAATATTTGGAAATAAAATAGACAAAGATGTAAAAGCAGAATTACAAAGACAATTATATTTACTTAAAACTCCTTTAAACGAACAAAATATAGCGGAAAGATGGGTGCAATTTGGTAAGCCAGAAACACTACAAAAATTTGAAGACATAATTAAAAAATTAAATAGAGGAACAAATTAAATTATGGATACTTCTAACCCATTTGATAGTTTTCTTGCAAAACATGAAAGTGTAAAAGAAAATCAACCTAGTTCAAATTATGGTTCTGATGACAATGTTTTTGATACTTATTTAAAAAATCAACAACAAAAAAATGATGAAGAATTACAAGTATTATTAAATTCTGTTCGTAACAATGATCCAGAAAAAACAGGTGAAGCGCAACGTTTAGCAAACAGATTAGGTTTACCAAAAGGCACAACTATAAATAATAGTGATACCTTAGATTCTTTAAAGGCAAAATCATTAGAATTACAAACACGAGCTAGTGATCTAGCAATGGTTAATCCTATATTAGCTAGACAATTGCGTGATCCTAATTTTGCAGCTATAGCACATGACAATATTTCAAATTTAGCTAATTCTGAAAGTTTATGGGAGACTATAACATCAGCACCAGAAGACGGATGGCAAGGTATAAGAAAAGGTGTTTTAAGTAGAGAATTAGGAAAAATTTCAAATAGACTTAGAAGAACACAAGTACCATTTATAAGTGTTGAAAAGGGATTTGATTTTGGTTATAAACCAACAGAACAAGATTTAAAAGATTTTGACAGGATAAAAGAAATAAACGAAACAATAGCTAATTACGATGCAGACGGTGTTGGTCTTATTGAAGGTTCTGGATATTTTGTTGGTCAATACGGTTCTTCATTGCCAGAAGCTGCTGTAGCAGGTTTAGGAACATGGAAAGCAAAAACTCTTCTCGGTACAGGAATAGGTGCAATAAGTCCTGATCCATTTACAACTGCTGCTGGTGCAACTGTTGGTAATTTTGTAGGTTTGTTTACTGGTTGGAATGCTTTTGCTAATAAATTAACCTATGACACTTTTCAAATAGAAGGTGGTCACTCATGGTTAGAGCTTAGAGAAAATGGATATTCTATGGAAGACGCAAGAATAAGATCAAATGTTGTTGGTACTACTAATGCTGTTATAGAAAAAGTTGGTTTAAATATTATTGGTCCTAAATATCTTTCAGCATTAAGTGGGTTAAAAGGTACATTTGCACGTTCGGGTTTAGCAAACACACCTTTAGGCAAATCAATACAAAAAAGAATTCTTAGACAAACTGCAAAAAATGCACTTGGTAAAAATGGAAAAAAATTAACATGGAATGCTGCAACACGACAATTTGCTAGAGACTATGCAATAGTTTTGGCTACAGAACCAATCCAAGAAGTTTTGCAAGAAATATCAGCAATTGCAGGTAATAATTTGTTTGCTGATGAAGATGTAACTACATTTACTCCCGAACAAATTGGAGACAGAATTTGGTCAACATTAACAGAAACTTTTAAAGGTATGATTTTGTTTGGTGCAATTGCTCCGGGTATTACATATAGTAGCAATTGGAACAAAGCAAATAAAGCTAAAAACGATACCGCAGTATTAGAAAAAATAACACAAATAGCTAATGAAGACATCACAAAAAAAAGAAACAAGGAACAATTCAAAGATTATGAACAACAACTAGGTGATCAAGCAGGTATAAGTGATTTTTATTTTAATGCAGACGTATTTCAACAACAATTAGATGACAATAAAATAACTGAAGATCAATTAGAATTGTTTTCTCCAGAACTAGCCGAACAATTAAAAGATGCAAAAAAAGAAGGGTTTGTAGGAAAAGTTTTAAAAATACCAACAGGTAAATATTTATCTGACATTTCTGGCACAGAATTTGGTAATTCATTATTTTCACATTTAAAAACAGGTGAAAATGAAATGAGTCAAACTGAAATGACTCAATTTTTTAAAGATCAACCAGAACTTTTAGCAGCATACAAAGAAGTATTTAATCAAAAAACACAAGATTTAGCACAATTTGAAAAAGAATCTAAAGCAGTTAAAACACAAATAAAAGCACAATTAGTTGCTCTTGGCTACAAAGAGAATAGAGCTACTTCTATGGCTGCATTGCCACAAGCATTTGCTGATACTTATTCTAAAGCTTTAGGTATAACACCATTACAATTTCTAAATCAATTTCAATACAACATACAAGGAGAAACTACAGATATTAAAACTTTTAGTAAACAATTTTTTAATCAAGACGGAACTATAAAAACAGAAACACAATTGTTTAAAAATTGGTTTAGAGAATCAAAATTAATTAATCCTGACGGTACACCACAAATTTTATACCACGGAACTACAGATAACTTTGATTATTTTGATCTTGATCATCCAAATAGATATGACTCAGGATTTGCAGGTACTGGTGTTTATTTAACTCCTAACGAAGGATTTGCAAAAATTTATACATTTAATAAAGCTAACAGAGTAGAAGGCGAGAAAAAAATAATGAAATTATATGCACGTTTAGAAAATCCAAAAATTATAGATAATACTAAAAAAGATGAAATAAAAAATGGGGGTAAAATATTATCTGATGGGTATCGAGATGCTTTAATTGCAAAAGGACATGACGGAGTTATAGTAACTAATGCTGCTGGTCAAATACAAGAAATAGTTATTTTTGATGTTAATGGTGTTAAGTCAGTAGATAATAATGGAAATTGGTCTAACGAAGTAAATAATTTATATCAACAACAACCATCAACTTTTGAACAACAAGCAAAACAAAAACAAGGCAAACTTGTACCGCAAGCTATATTTCAAATAGCAAATTTAAGAGAAAGTTTTGATTTTGCAAAAGGTAAAACATACGTTACTAATCGTGATTTTAAATTAGCTTTACAAGAACGTGTTATTAAAGAAGCCAAAAAAGCAAAAGTTGACGTAAAAGAATTTACAGCAGAAGTTGAAAAGTACCTTGTTCAGACTGTCTTGGCAGATGCAAATTTTGCATTAGAAGAAAACTCAAACGCAATAGGTTGGTATAACGAAAAAATTACTAAAGCTAAAGCATTACTTTCATTAATATATCCAGAACTAGCTACTAATCCAAAATCAAATTTTGCATTTACTTGGGCATTAGCTAATACGTCAAACGGTATTAAAGTAGATAAAAATTTTGAACTTGCAGAACAAGCATATAGTTATTGGACAGAAAATAATGAATTTCCAACAGACATAGGAATAGGTGACGCAAGTGCTGCAATAAATAACAATTTTAAATTGTTTAACAAATTAATAAAAGAAAAGGGATTTAAAAGTTTTGAAGATTTTATGAAGACAAAGCACACAGTTAAAGAAGTCGAAGCATATACGAATGACGAAGTGTCTGGTGAAACTCAAGGAGAAATTGTATATGGTGCAGCAGTAATGGGGCCAAAAATTGGTAATGGATTTTTCGCAAATTTATATGGTAATTATGAACAGTTAACTATGGATAGATGGTTAATGCGTACATGGGGAAGAATGAGAGGTGAGTTAGTTATTGACTATACAAAACAAGCAAAAGTAAAACGTGGGCAACTTAAAGAATTAATTAAAGCATTGTCTTTAAAAGAAAAAAAACAATTATCAGAAATTATTGGAGTAAAAGTAAAATTATCTAATTTAGATGAGGTAGGTGTTGCAATACAAAAGGCAAGCACAAAAGATACTAAAAGAAAAAAAATGAATGAAATAGCAACAGTTTTAGAAAAGCCAGAGAGAAAACAATTTTTATTTGATTTACTAGGCAAACCACAAAAAAGATATCCACACATAAGTATTGGTGGAGAAATTAGAAAAGGCGGTAACGCATTAGCAAAATATTTAGACGGTCAAAAAGAAGCACCAAGCGGTGCGCCAGAAAGAAGAAATATAAGAAAAGTTTTTAGTCAAGTGTTGACAGAGTTGCAACAAACCGAAAAAAATCTTACAATGGCAGATCTACAAGCATTGCTTTGGTATCCAGAAAGACGCTTGTATGATGCTGCTAAACTTGATTCACAAGAAACAAACTCAGGTTACGAAGACAACGAAGCTCCTGATTATGCAAATGCTGCTGAATCTTTAGCTAGGCAGCAAGGTGTGTCAGATGCTGACATCCAAACCACATTACAGGAGGTAGACAATGAACTCGAACGTCAGGCCATTGAGCGCACAAGAGGAAGTGAATCTGGAGAAGGAGGAACAGGAAGAGTACGAGAGACTGATACTTTCCAACAACAAGGAAGAATTGACGAAACCACAGGACTCCCCCTCAACCCAGATGGAACTGTCACCGTCTACCATCACACCAACAGAAGAGCAGCAAGCAGTATCGAAGCCACAGGTCAACTTAGAAGTGCTGGAGAGCCTGATGTCTACGTTACCACCAGAGCAATCGCAGATACTGGCTATGGTGATACCGCAGTTGCAATCAGGGTCGAACCTTCCCGACTTACTCTCGATGATGAATTCCCAAACGGACGGAGAGACTACAGACTTAACGTTGGAAAACCTAGAGGGTCTATTCAAGTAAAAGTAGGAGAATTTTTTCAACAAAAAGCATCTGATGGACCAAGAGGACGTTTTGATCCAACAACATTAACAACACTATTGACTGAAAAAGCAGATTTTTCTACATTTGCTCACGAAACAGCGCATTATATGTTGACTGTCTTAGAAAATATAGTTTCTACAGAAAATGCACCACAAGAATTAATTGCTGATTTTGATACGTTATTAAAATTTTGGGGTGTAAAAGATTTAAAAACATGGCAAGGCTTTGATATTAATCAAAAAAGAGAATATCACGAAGCATTTGCATACAATTTTGAACAATATTTATTTGACGCAAAAAATAAACCACCAAGCTCAGATCGTAAAATGATTTTATTATTTAGAAAATTTAGTAATTTTATAAAAAAAGTATATAAAGATGTAAGTACAAGGTTGAATGAATTATATAAACGTGAAACTGGCAAAGACTTACCAATACTTACTAATGACGTAAGAAGCGTAATGGATCGTATGTTGGCTACTGATGAGCAAATTGTACAAGCAAATTTAATTTACGATATGAAAGCAATGTATCAAACACAAGAACAAAGCGGTATGAATGATGCAGAATGGGCAGAATATACGGCAACATTGCAAGAAGCAGAAGATGAATCATTAGAAATAATGACACAACAAAGTATGAGACAAGTGCGTTGGATTAATAATAAAAGAAATAAAGTATTAAAAGAATTTAATAAAGATATTGATAAACTTTATAAACAAATAGAACAAGAAGAAACTATAAAAGTACAACAACTTCCTATTTATAGATTGGAATCGTATTTAAAATATGGTGTAACTATAAATGAAAATGGAGAAAAAATAAAAGTTAAAGGAAGTTATAAAATATCTATAGATAGTATTAAAAATTTAACACCTTTTTATGATGAAGATTCATTCAAGCAAGAAATAAAACAATTAGGTACTGGTCGATATGGAATGGTGGGCAAAACAGGAATGCCAGTACAATTAGTTGCTGAGATGTTTGGATTTAAAAGTCCACAAATAATGATAGATACCTTATTAGAAAAGCAAAAAATTGAAGACGCTATAACAGAAAGAACACAACAACGAATGCTAGAAGAGCATAGTAATTTAGTTGACCCAAGGCAACTAGAATTACAAGTACAAGAAGCAATACATAATGAAGCTAGAGCTAGATTTGTAGCTGTAGAATTAAATGCACTTGCTAAAGCTATGCGACCAGTTCGATATCAAGTCGCTGCTGCTAGACAAGTTGCACGAGATATATTGGCAGACAAAAAATTATCAGAAATAAAACCATCAGAATTTACTCGTGCTGAAGCTAGAGCATTAAAAGAAGCAGAATCAGCTATGAAAAAAGGTGATAATAAAGCAGCTATTAAAGCAAAAAGATCGCAATTATTAAATAATCAATTAGCAAAAATAGCTATTGAGATACATAAAGAATATGAAAGCGCAACTAATTTGTTTGATAAATTTTTTCAAACTGATGAAAAGATGAAAAAACAAACAAGGAATACAGATTTAATAAATGCAGGTCGAACAATTTTAGCTTCTTACAATATTGGTCCACAAGTTAAAGATATAAATGTGTATACAGAAAATTTAAGAAAATATGATGAGCATTTATATACAGAATTAGAACCAATGATTTTAGATGCACAAGCAAGTAATGGTCAAAAAAATCTTACAGATTTAACCCACGAAGAATTTCAAAATTTAAATGAATTAGCACAGTCTTTATGGCATCAGTCAAAACGTGTAGAACAAATAAAACTTGCAGGTAAATTATTAGATTTGCAACCTGTAATTGATACATTAGTAAATCGTATGGACACAATGATCCAAAGAAATGAACGTTTACGAACATTAGAAGCAACACCAATAGGAACTACACAAGCTGTACCAAAATCATATTTAAGAAATAAAACTATATTAGGTTTTGGAGCAAAGCTTAGACGTATGGAAAGTTGGGTTGATTCAATGGATGGTGCAACAAAAATTAAAAAAGGAAAAGGATCAGCAGTATTAGAATTAGAAGGCGGTAAGTTAGGAGATTTTTATAACACTTTATGGTTTCCAATGAAAACTGCATTAGATGAATATCGTGATCAACAAACTATATTTACTAAGCAATATTCAGATTTAGTTGCTTCTGTAGATTTTGGTAATGCCGAAATAACAGCAAATGAATTTGCGTTTGTAAGTGAAAATTCACAAGCATATACATTTGGATCTGAAAGTAATGGCAGAGGTAAAGTTGAATTATTAGGAGCTATGTTGCATACAGGAAATGAAAGTAATTTAAAAAAATTATTACTAGGTAGAGGATGGGGCAAACTTAATGAAGATGGATCATTAGATAGAAGTTATTGGGATACTTTTGAAAAACGTATGCAAGACGAAGGTTATTTAACTAAAGATGATTATGATTTTCTACAAGCGGTATGGGATCTAAATGAAAAAATGTTACCAATTCTTCAAAGAGCGCATAGAGATACTGAAGGATATTATTTTAAAACAGTTAAAGCAACACCTATTCTTAATAAATTTGGTGAATTTAGAGGTGGATATGTACCTGCAAAAGGTGACCCTAATATGACAACAGTTTCTATTAAAGAAGAAATAAATACTTTAAAAATGGAATTTAAAAATTCATTGCCAAAAGTAGAAAACGGAATGACTAAACAACGTAATGAAAATTTTGCACAGCCTTTATCATTACATTTAGGGTATATGACCAAACATATTGATGACACATTACGTTATGCCTATGTTCAACCAGTATTGCAAGACACTTTAAAAATTTTAAAAAATAAAGAATTTGAAAAAAAATTAGGAGTTATTGATCCGACAGTTTTAGATGAAATGATTATGCCTTGGTTAAAAGCAGCAGCTACTCAAAAAACTTATGCTCCTTCTGGGTTAGGTGCAAGTTTTGACAGAATCCTTGCCACTATCAAACGTAGAACTGGTATCGGAATTATGTTTGCAAATATAGGTAACGCATTTCAACAACTTACAGGTTTATTCCCTGCTCTTATAAAAGTACAACCTCGACATTTAAAAAATGGATTAATTACATATATGCAAGATAGAGAAGGAACAAACCAACAAATTGCAGAAATGTCAAAATTTATGGCAGACAGGCAAAAGAATTTAATATTTGATATTCAAGATAGGTTAAATGAATTAATTATAAATCCAAATAAATTTCAAAAAATGGAAAGTTGGGGTAAACATCATGGTTATTTTTTACAACAAACATTCCAAGGTATAACAGATTCAATTGTCTGGATGGGTACTTACAACCAAGTTCATGAAAATATGCCTACAAGTATGAGTGCTGAAGAAGTTATGGCTGAAGCTATTAAACAAGCAGATGCAAATGTTCGTTTAACACAAGATAGTTTGTTACCAGAAGATAGAGCAGCATTCCAAAATATGAATCCAATAGTACAGTCAGTAACTCAATTTACTGGATATTTTAATATGATTGCTAATTTAAGTTTTACGCAACACCAAAAACTTGTTAAAGATGATTTAGGTTTTAAAAATAAAGGCAAAAATACAGAACAATTAGTTGTTATGTTCCTTTACACTTCAGTGCTACCAGCAGTGTTTGCAGGGATTATTATGCGAGGTTTAGGTGGAAGAATAGAAGACGAAGACGATGATGGATTTTTAATGGATGATATAGCTTCAGCAGCATTAGGAGATATTGTTAATTACACAGCAGGTCTTGTTCCTATTGCAGGTCAAGCATTATTAATTCCAATAAATTCTTTAAATGATATTCCTTGGGATGATGACATAGTATCTAGCCCCGGTATTGAATCATTGCAAGATGCATTAAGCTCTGTTCCATCAATTGCAAAGACAATATTTACAGATGGAGAGTTAACAGGGAAACAAATTAGAGATGTTTCTACAATGGTTACGTTAGGTTCTGGTATGCCAGTTACACCACTAGGTAAAATATTAGGTTATTTAAGAGATGTAGACCGTGGTTACGTTACACCTAAAGGACCAATTGATTTTGTTAGAGGATTAGTAACAGGTAAAGCAGGTACAGGTCAATAATAAAGGTGTGACCGTAATACTAAAAATCAGTTGTAACCTTAATAAGATAATGAAATAGTCTAGTTAATGACAATAAATTCGACTACAAGAAAGACGAATTCGTTAGTTGGGAATGGGAATACTCATACATATCCTTTTGCCTTTAAAGTTTTTACTGATGCAGATATTGTTGTAAAAAAATTAGAAGCAAGTACGAGTATAGAAACTACGTTAACTCTTGGATTGAATAATGATTATATTGTTACTCTAAACGCAGACCAAAACAGCAATCCCGGTGGAAGTATAACTTTAAAATCAGGTGGTAATAATTTAAATTTAGCTAGTGGTTTCAGTATTGTTATTACATCTGCTGTTCAATCTTTACAAGGAACAGATCTTACTAACCAAGGTGGATTTTTTCCAGAAGTTATAAATGATGCATTAGATAAATCTGCAATTTTACATCAGCAGCAACAAACAGAACTAGATAGGTCAATAAGATTTTCATTAACCAATACTATTGGTAGTTTAGAAATTACAGAAAACGCAGCAGCCAGAGCAAATAGAGTTTTAGGTTTTGATAATTTAGGTGAATTTAATGTAGTCCAAGAACTAGGTACATATAGAGGAAACTGGACAGCAAGTCGTGATTATGTTGTAAGGGATTTAGTAAAGGATACTTCTACTAATAACATTTTCTTTTGTAATACAGCACATACATCTTCTGGATCTCAACCATTAACAACTAATACTAACTCTGCAAATTGGGATCTCATTGTAGACGCAGCAACAGCAACAACATCATCAACTAACGCAGCGTCATCAGCTACGGCAGCAGCCAGTTCTGCTACAGCAGCAGCAAGTAGTGCAGCGACAGCTACAACCCAAGCTAATACTGCAACAACTCAGGCTAATACTGCAACAACAAAAGCAACTCAAGCAGACACTGCAAAGACAGCAGCGCAAACTGCGCAAACAGCAGCAGAGACTGCTAAAACCGCAGCGGAAACAGCATTAGATACTTTTGATGATAGATATCTAGGTGCAAAATCTTCTGATCCTAGCGTTGATAATGATGGTAATGCACTTATAGATGGAGCATTATATTTTAATACTACTGATAACGTAACTAAAGTCTATGACCTTGGTAATACTGCATGGGTATTGTTAAAACTCACAGACGCAAACCAAACAAAAGTTAATACAGTACAAGCATCTATTAGTAATGTTAATAGTGTTGCCGGTAGCATATCTAATGTAAACGCTGTTGCAGGTAATGCGACTAATATTAATGCCGTAAATAGCAACGCAAGTAATATCAACACAGTTGCAGGTGCAGCATCTAATGTTAATACTGTTAGTGGATCAATAGCAAATGTCAATACAGTTGGCGGTGGTATAGCTAACGTAAACACAGTTGCAGCAGAAATAAATAATAACAAATTACAAACAGTAGCTACAAACATTAACGCAGTTGTTACTGCTGCTGATGATTTAAATGAAGCTACTTCTGAAATAGATACAGTTGCAACTAACATTGCAAACGTAAATCTTGTTGGTACAAATATTTCTAATATAAATGCATTAGGTCAGGTATTAGCAGGTCAAACAACATTTACAGTTACTGTAGCTAGTGGTGTATTTTACATTGATGGAGTTTCTGCACCAACATTAAATATAATTAGAGGATATACATATATATTTAATCAAGCTGACAACACTAATAATAACCATCCATTAGCTTTTAAAGATGCAAGCGGAAATTCATATACAACTGGAGTAACAGTAAATGGAACAGCAGGTCAAGCCGGAGCTAATGTAACTTTTGTAGTACCGGCAAACGCACCTAGTGCATTACGTTATTACTGCACAGTACACGGCAATGGCATGGGTAATACTATTGCTGTTGGTAATGACAATATAGGTGTTGTAGCTGGTGATATTGGAAATGTAAATACTGTCGCAGGTGCAATAACAAATGTAAATAACGTAGGCGGTAGCATTGCTAATGTTAATACTGTTGCATCTAACCTTAGTGGTGTCAACTCTTTTGCAGAAAGGTACAGAACAGATAACACTGGTCAGAATCCATCTAGTAGTTTAAATGGTGGTGATTTATTTTATAACCAAGCAAGCGGAAAACTTTTAGTTTATAACGGAAATTCTACTGCATGGGAAGAAACCCAATCTGTTGGTAATTTCTTTATAAATACTATTAGCAGTTTTAGTGGTACTGGTGGTAACAGCGCAACGTTTAATGGTGCTGCGTATAAATTTACTTTAAGTAATGCAGGTCAGTTTGCCCAGCAAATGTTGGTTAGCATTAATGGTGTAATACAAAAACCAAATACAGGAACAGGCCAACCTAGTGAAGGTTTTGCTCTTGATGGTGCAAACATTGTATTTAGTACTGCCCCTGCTAGTGGTGCTGATTTCTTTATCGTTACTATTGGTGCATCAGTAAGTATTGGAACTCCAAGCGATAATACAGTAACAAGTGCAAAAATAGTTGATGGAGCTATTGTCAATGCTGACGTAAACGCAAGTGCAGCTATAGCAGGTTCTAAATTAGCAGATGATTCTATATCTTTAGCAAAATTACAACATGGTACATCTAGTAATAACGGAAAGTTTTTAAGAGCTAATAATGGTGCAGACCCTACGTTTGAGACTATAACTGTACCTGCAAGTATAAATAATCTTGTTGAAGATACATCACCACAGCTAGGCGGTGACTTAGATAGTAATGGT